ACAGATAAAAATTTCACTGGCACAATTGTTGGTCGTGGAGATCAAACTACAATTAAAATGCATGCAACAGAAGATACAGCAACTATTACTATGAAATTCTTAGAGATGCCTAAATCTCTCTACGATTATTTACCACACGGTTATGATTATCCAGACATTCCTTTAGGATATGAGTTAACTCTTATTCGAGGTGATAGATTTGGAAATCGTATGCGTATACTTAAATACGTAGAGGGTGTTAATGTTAGCTTTGTGCTTATAGGTATATCTTTTATCGTTGAACACACTCTTGCTTATTATCAACTATCATAACCAGGCGATTCCGGATCACCTGTGTTTATGCCTGGACCACAAGGTCGACCTATTATGGTAGGCATGCATCTTGGTAAAACTGGACAGCTAGGTTCCGCGTGTCAAATTTGTAAAGAGTATGTTGATTGTTTTATAGATGAATTCATATCCGAAGCAGAACAACTTGAGATTTTATATGAGGTTGATCATACTAAGGCAGCTGTGTCAGCTGGTTTTTCCAAAATTAAGAAAACTGAGTTATATGGTTGTTTTGGTCCACCAACGTTTATACCAGCAAAACTTAGACCGTTTAAAAAAGATGATGAAACCATTGATCCTTATCAAATAGCGATTAAGAAATTACACCAAGAATTTACACCTCCTAGTGATATACCTGATATTGTTTACGACATATTGTTTTATCATTATCCAATCCCTGATAAGAAGTGGATAAGATTAATGACATATGATGAGGCAATAAATGGTATTTCTGAGTTAGGTATTTTGCCTGTTTGTGCATCTACTTCTCCTGGATATCCTTGGTCTCTTAATAATAAAAGAGGGAAAGATCCATATGTTACGTTCAACGGTCGTTACAATTATTCACAAGATTTTATCGATTATGTTCAACGTGATGATGAAAAATTACAAGCCGGGAAACAGATTGAGGTTATTTGGAAAGATAGTCTCAAAGATGAGTTACGACCAGTCGAAAAAGTGATGCAAGGTAAAACAAGGTTATTTGCCTGTGGTCCATTGCATTATTATGTTTTATGTCGTAAGTATTTCGGTACATTTGTTGGTTATTTACAATCAAGGTGTGATGAGTCCCCTGTATCTTGTGGAATAGATGTTCATGGATTTGTATGGCAAAGAATTGCTATTCAGTTTTCAAAATGTCCATCTGTAATTTCAGGAGACTTTTCTAATTATGATGGTAAAGTACCTAAATTTGTTGGAGAGGTAGTACTTAAGTTTATTAATGCTTGGTACAATGATGAGTATGGTGATATTCGAG